TGGTGCCCCTGTTCCTGCCCAGCCCGCGAATGACGAATTGCAGAATATATTAGCTGACCTTCGTAGTAAGTGCTGCGCGTCAATGTTGACTAAGGATTTGGCATCCAAGGATGACATGGACGTTGTTAAGCGCCAGCTATGTAGTTTGGCTCGAATAGCCAATTTACAGGAACACACGCATGAGAGTTTGGACTCCATTGTATTGACTATTTTCCAGGAAGAGCATTTGAATGTAACGCAACGTCGCTACAAGGTTGCCAAGGAGATGGCTGCCTGTGGTGAAGCGTATGATGTGAGGAGGCATGTACACAGCCTCCGAAGGGGTGACAAGGTTGTGGACCTGGATGCTGTAGGTCATGAGAATTCACCCATCCCTGCTCTTAAAGTGTTTGAGAGTACAGAACCGTACTCAGTTTTCACAGGATGGTTGCCCTGGCTGGTGATGTGCGTTTACGTCGCCAGTACCCTCCTGTTCATCCCTTGGTTGGAGGAAATTGTCAAGGACTACCTATGGGAACAATCTTGGATCTCTGGCCACTTCATTGAGTTGGCCCCGGGATGGTTCAATAGGGTGTTCTTCCCCGTAGAGGATGCGATTATATCCCTTAGACTGCATTACACTCTTTTATTCGCGACAGTTCTACTTGCGTTTTTTGAGTCAAGGTTCGCGAAGCATAGGTCTTGGGACATAGTTTGGAGAACAGTGGCTCACTATACGTTAGCCATGTTGCCATTGGACTACTCCATTGCTGCCCACGTTACCTGGAACGTGGTTCTGTGGCAATCTGGATGTAGGGATTATATGCTCAGCATAGCCTGGATGGATTTGCGTGATGATCACACTCTGGTTCGCGCTGACGTTTGTTGTGACGACCACCCCTTTAAAACAGTTAGGCAACAACATGATTTTAAGGTAAAGCAGGGGTTTGGTGACGATATGAAAGAACCTTGTAAGCCTGGCTTCGGTTCACGTACGCTTTGGGGTATTTATGGTTGGATCCCCACGGTGTATAGGGCATGTGTTCACAACGAAATCATATCCATGGAAGGGCGTGTAGGCAAACGCCTCCCCCTCCATGAGGATGAAGCTCTAGAGGAACGTGTGTTGGCAAGATGGTACTGGGTGCGGCTCAACATCTTGCCACATATTCTCGCGTTGGTTAAGAAGCCTGGTCGTTTAGGCTTCTTTGCTTGGGTGTTCAAGTTTGTTCCAAATCGGCGCGATTTGTTAATCAGGCTGTGGAAAGCCGGATATGACAAGTATGCAAAGATAGCCTCTAGCTTCATAAAACGGGAGGTAGCTGTCAAAGATATGTCCAACATGGTCTTCAAAGACCCGCGCTTTATCCAGGGGTGCCCTCTGGAGATGAGCATTGATGCTGGACCTTCCGTTCGCTTGTTGGCAAAAGCATTTAGGGAGGGGTTACGTCCTAGGACTGAGGATGCCCGTTCCGTTTCTTCTGGCCGACAAATTGTGTACACGTGTGGTTTGTCGAATGAGGCGATTGGTGATGAGTTCGCTAAAGCTATACGTTGTATGCAGTCCTTGTGCAGAGTTGGAGAGAAAGTCGTCTTCCTTGAAGATGATCAGAGTCGTTTTGATTTACATTTGACTAAGGGGCCTTTCCAATTCCTCCATGCACTTTATAGGGCGAAATTGCCACGACGGGTTGTCTCTGCTTTGAGGCGCAAGATATCCCGTGGCCGCACCATGTTCGGTACGTCGTATCGAGTCCCTTACACCATGCAATCCGGTTGGCCGGATACCTCTGTTGGTGATACGGCCGTCAATGCAGCCATGAAATACAGCATTCATGGCATTGGTGGGAGGTGGATTAGTATCATCTGTGGTGATGATAGTGTGACCGTTACAATAGACTCAGAGTTGCGAGCCATCGGATGGTTGGACGGAATTGTGCGCGCATATTCTGAATTTGGTATGGAGGTGGAGGCCTTCATAAGGCAAGACCCCCTGGACGTTGGTTTCTGTTCAGGGAGATTTTTGCCATGTGACGAATCATACATACTCGTGCCGAAAGTTGGGCGTCTGCTTGCGAAGATCTGCACTGACATAGTTGATAGATCGCCCAACAACCAGGTGGCGTGGTTACGCGGAATCCGTGCCACTCTGGAGCACTATGGGCAGTATGACCCATTGTGTGAAGCCCTTGCCGACATGCTTCATCGTGAATGCGGCGAAGGTAAAACCATCAATGACAAATGGAACGAGTTTAAACATTGGTATGATGGTTCCCGCACTGTAGTTCGAGAGGACATACTCGACTACTATGGGCATCACTATGACCTCAATAGTGATGACCTTGACCACCTAATCAGGGCGATTAGGTACAGCTCAGTTGGTCAACTTGTCAAAGACGCAAAGTTGGAATACCTTGCTGAAATTGACAATTCTTGAGCGTCTTCCGGCCTAGCCGGGGTGTGAGTTACTAACACACCTAAATAAAACTTCTACTGCGGCCTTGTAGCAGTAGACCTGGGAGGGACCCAGCAATCAAC